CGTCGCCACCGCCCGCTTCCGCATCGGTGCCGACGTGAACCTGTCCGGCATCTACGCCGCCCTGCACCAGCCCGGCGTCGAGAAGGTCGTGCTCGCCTCGCCCTCCGCCAACCTCGACATCACGCCCACGCAAGCGGGCCGTTGCACCGCCATCACGTTGACCCTCGGATGAGCGATCTCCTTCCACTGAACGCCACCAAGCAGGAGCGTGCGCTGTCGCTTTCGACCGCCCGTGCCGGGTCCGTCCCGGTTCCTGTCGGCGACCTGTGGAACCCGTTCACTTGCCCGGTCGGCATCTTGCCTTGGCTGGCTTGGTCGCTCGCCGTTGACCCTTGGGACAGCAATTGGACGGAAGACCAGAAGCGTCAGGCCATCTCCGACAGCATCTCCGTGCATCGTGTGAAGGGAACCATCGGAGCCCTCAAGCGTGCGCTCCAGGCCATCGGCTACGAGTGCGTGGTCAACGACCAGACCGGGACGCCTTACGTCTTCCGTGTCGGCATCGACGTCACGAGCGGGGCCGCGATTAACGAGGCTTACACGCAAGCCGCCGCCATCGCCTTGAAGGTGAAGAACGCCCGCTCCCACCTTCTGTCCATCGACTCCCTCATCAAGCACAACGCCATGAGCATCCTGTCCGCTGAGTGCGACGCCGTGCTCATCGAGGTCAAACCCGCTTAAACATCATGTCCTTCAACTGTCTCATCACCACGCTCGGTCAGGCTAAGATTGCCACGGCCATCGCCAGCGGCACCCCGGTCAACGCGACCCACATCGCCATTGGTGATGGCAACGGCAACGCGACCACGCCCGCCGTCAGCCAGACCGCCCTCGTGCGCGAGGTGCATCGGACCAACGTCAACTCGATCTCCGTCAATCCCTCTGACTCAAGCCAGGTCATCTTCGAAGCGGTCATCGCCGCAAGCGTCGGCGGCTGGACGGCCCGTGAGCTTGGCCTGTTCGACAGCACCGGCTCCCTCATCGCCGTCGCCAACATCGGTGCGGTCTACAAGCCGCTTGTTTCCGAAGGCTCGGCCCGCGAGATGGTGGTCCGCATCTACGCTCAGGTGGACCAAGTGGGGGCCATCAACCTCGTCGTCGACCCGTCCTTCTACATCGCGACCCGCTCCTGGGTGCAGTCCAACTTCTCCATCGCCGCCCTCCTCCCCGGAGGCACGACGGGCCAGATCCTCCGCAAGCGTTCCAACGCCTCCGGGGATACTGAGTGGGCCAACCCTCTCGCCGCCCAGAACATCACGGTGGACGTGGTCGAGGAGATCCAGACGCTTGCCGCATCGCAGACCGTGGTCAATCTCGCCACGGCTACGACCAACGGGATGGCGGTCTACGTCGAAGGCGTGCGCCTCCGCCCGAACCAGTTGACGGTGAACACCTCCAGCCAGTTCACGCTGGCTCAGTCCTATCCTGCTGGCTCCAAGGTGCTGGCCGTCCAGAACGACCCCGCCGCCGCCCTCAACTACCTCAGCAAGCTCAACAACCTTTCGGAGCTGACGGCTACCGCCGCCACGGCCCGGACCAACCTTGGGCTTGGTTCGATTGCCACCGCCGCCGCTGGCTCCTACGTCGCCACCGCTGGCGGCACGATGACGGGTCTGCTTACCCTTTCGGGTGCGCCCACCGCCGCCCTGCACGCCGCCTCCAAGACCTACGTTGACGGCACCAATCTAAAGGCCGCGAGCGGTTATCAGGTCCTTCCTTCTGGCGTCATCATCCAGTGGGGCACGTTCACCGCTGACGGTGGGACAAGTGTCACTCAGCTCATCACGCTTCCCATCGCCTTCCCGAACGCTCTTGTCTTCGCCGACACCTCTGTTGACGGAGCAAACTCAGGTGGCGTGGAAGTCAGCCACCTAGATTGGTCCACGCCTGGGCGGACAACTAACGCACGCTTGGCGATTTTCTCCAACTACATCGGCGTCTGCAAATACATCGCCATCGGATACTAATCTCATGCTCTACTCCAAAACCACTGGCGGCTTCTATGACCCGGAGATCCACGGCTCGGCTATCCCCGAGGACGCCGTGGAGATCAGCACCGAAGCGCACGCTGAACTGATTGCTGCTCAGTCCGCCGGCAAAGTCATCGTGGCCGACAAGAAGGGAAATCCCAAGGCCGTTGACCCTGCCCCCGTCGTCGTGACGTGGGAAAGCCTCCGTGCCAAGCGTGACGAGCTGCTGAGCGGTTCCGACTGGAGCCAACTGCCGGATGCCCCTGTCGATGCCGCCGCCTGGGCGACCTATCGCAAGGCCCTCCGCGACCTTCCCACCACCTACCCGGATGCCGCCACCGTCGTGTGGCCGACTAAGCCCGAATGATTACCCTCGCGACAGGAGACACGTTCCAGCTCAAGTGCGGCTTCAAGGCCAGCACCACGGCCCCGACCTCGCTGGCTGGCTACGTCATCACCTCGATGGTCAAGACGTCTGACGGCAAACGCTTCCCGGCGACCGTCACCTTCGACACCCAGCCGAGCCCCCGCTGGTTCGTGCGCATCGAAGCCGCCGTGACCGCCAAGTGGCAGGGCGGAGCCAACGCCGAAGACCCCAAGGCCGCTGCCGAGTGGGACTGCCTGGTCGTCAAGGATGGCATCGCCGTCCACACCGAGAAGCGACCCATCCGGGTCATCACCTCCGTCACGGTCGCCGCATGATTATCGAGGTCGAGCAGATTAGCCTTGGCGTGGTCGAGGTCGAAACCATCGGCGGGACGCCCTTGGCCTTTGAGATCTACGCCGGGCATCCCCTGCTCACCGAGACCGTGCTCCTGGAGGTCGGCCCCGTCGGCCCGCCCGGACCAAAGGGCGACACCGGGAACGTCGCGGACTTCTCTGTCGGCCAACTTCAAGACGTCCAACTGACGGCCCCGACCGACGGCGACATCCTCATCTTCAACTCCTCCAAGTTCCGCAACCGCCCCAGCGTCGAGCTGGTGGATGGAGGCAATTTCTAAACCCCAACGTAAAGACTCAAACCAATGCCTAACACCCTCCGCATCAAACGGTCCACCGCTACGGCTGCACCGACCACCCTCCAGAACGCCGAGCTCGCCTACTCCGAGTCCAGCGACAAGCTCTTCATCGGCGTCGGCACGGGCGGTGCTGGCGGCTCCGCCACGAGCATCGTCGCCATCGGCGGCAAGGGCTCCTTCGTGGATCTCGCCACCGCCCAGACCGTGGCTGGCGTGAAGACGTTCTCGTCCTCGCCCATCGTCCCGACCCCGACCGCCGCTGGTCACGCCGTGACCAAGGGCTACGTGGACGGCCTGACCCCGAGCATCGCCGCTGGCTCCGGCATCAGCACCTCGACTGCTGGCACGACCGTCACCATCGCCGCCGACGCGACCATCGCCCGGCTCGCGAGCCCGGTTTTCTCCGGCACGCCTTCGCTCCCCACGGGCACGACTGGTGTGACGCAGACCGCTGGCACCAACAACACCAGCCTCGCCACCACGGCCTTCGTCAGCACCGCCGTCTCCAACCTGGTGTCCTCCGCTCCTGCTGCGCTCGACACCCTCAACGAGCTCGCCACCGCCCTCGGCAACGATGCCAACTTCGCTACGACCATCTCGACCAGCATCGGCACGAAGCTCACCAAGGCTTCGAACCTTTCTGATCTCGTGGACGCCGCCGCCGCCCGTGGCAACCTCGGCCTCGGCTCCATCGCTACTCAGGCCGCGAGCAACGTCGCCATCACTGGCGGAAGCATCACTAACCTCACGACCTTCGACGGAGTCACGGTTGACGGCGGCACGTTCTAAGGCACGGTCGTAAGCCGCTATGGCGAACACCATCCGACATAAGCGGGGGACCACTACCCCCGCCGCTGGCTCCCTGGTCACCGGGGAGATTGCCATCAATACGGCAACCGGGGTCGCGTTCACTAAGACCGACGGCGGGACGGTCGTGGCCCTCGGCGGTGGTGTGTCCCTCGCCGACCTTGGCAACGGCAACGCTACTGCCGGAGCCCTCGTCCTTGAGGCCCTGGAGAACGCCAACGCACCGAGCGCAACCAACCCCTTCGCCACCGAGGGAGATCTAAACTCGGCGGTCACCAGCTTCTCCGCCCAAATCGGAGCGTGCCGGGCTTGGGTGAACTTCAACGGCACGGGCACCGTGGTAATCAATCGTGCTCTGAACGTGTCGAGCATCACCGACAATGGCGTCGGCGACTACACCATCAACTTCACCACCGCCATGACGGACACGACCTATGCGTTGGTAAGTTCTGGTTATGGCCGCACCGGCTTTGCAACGGGCCTTCACACCGCAGTTTCTGGATGGACTGGAGCGCCAACTCTCAAGTCTACGACGCAAGCCCGCATCGCCGTCTCTTACTACGACGCAAACCTCTACGACAACTTTGACGTCTCCGTCGCCATCTTCCGCTAAACCTTAACGGACCCACTTATGGACAACCCTCGCATCATCTACCGCACCGCCGACAACGGCGTGGCTGTCATCATCCCGGCTCCCGACTGCGGTCTCACCATCGAGGAGATCGCCGCAAAGGACGTCCCCACTGGCGCACCCTTCCGCATCGTCGAGGCCGACTCCATTCCCGCCGACCGCACCTTCCGTGCCGCTTGGGAGTGGGTTGATTGACCATCTACACAGACCAGACCATGAGCATCGGCATCAACATCGACAAGGCTAAGGACATCAAGCGGGACCAATTCCGCATTGCCCGCAAGCCCCTGCTGGAAGCCCTCGACGTCGCCTTCGTGCGTGCGCTGGAGCAAGGAGACGCCGCCGCCCAGGCGAGCATCGCGGCCCAGAAGCAAGCCCTCCGGGACGTGACCGACCTCCCCCTTCCCGACGACATCAACGAGCTGAAGGCATTCGTGCCTCCGGCCCTCTCGTAAGCACCCATGCCCTTCACCGTCACATTCACCGCAACGGCCTTCGTCGCTGGCTCCCTGCGCTCCAGCGGCAACACCCTGCTGGTCGATGACCCGACGGCCCGCATGCTTGTGGATCTCGGCGTGGCTACGGCCCCCGGCCTCACGGCTCAGACCGGGGCGGTCGCTCCTAACCTCGCACGCCTGGACGGGGCGACCTTCACGGGCAAGATCAACACCGCCGCCACGACGGCAACTGCGGCGGGCCTGACCCTACCGCATGGGACCGTTCCATCGGCCCCAGTTAACGGCGACCTGTTCACGACCACGTTCGACCTTGGTTGCCGCATCAACGGCTCCACCCGCTACTTCGCCCAGAAGGGTTCCGCCAACACCTTCTCGGCAGGGCAAAAGCAAACGGTCAGCCACAGCTCGACAACCGCTGGCCTCAACGTCGGCCCGGTCGCCGGAGATCCTTCATCCCTTGCCAACGGCGACGTCTGGCTGAACAGCACGACCAATCAGCTCCTTGCTCGCGTAAACGGTGCTAACAACCATCTCAACGCCGTGAAGGCGTGGGTGAACTTCAACGGCACGGGGACGGTTGCCATCCGGTCGTCGTTCAACGTCTCGTCTATTACGGACAACGCCGTCGGAAATTACACCGTCAATTTCACCAACGCTTTTGCAAACACCAACTACAGCGTAATCGGAATGAGCAAGCTCCTTGCTGGGACTTCGACATTCGTCGGCATTTCTGAAACCGGAACGCGAACTACTTCGTCCGTTCAGATTCAAAATAACTACGGTTCAACCACCCCCCTCTTCGACATCGACTTCATCAACGTCGCAGTATTCGCCTGATGAAAAACCCTAGCATCATCTACCCGACCACCCAAGGCGGCGTCGCCGTCCTCCGATAAGGAACCCCTCTCATCTCCTACTTATGTCTCAACTACTCGACATCTACGCCGGGCTCACCGGAACCATCCTGCCGACCGTCGCCACGTCGGCCCCTGCTGGCTGGCTTCTGTGTGACGGCTCTGCGGTCAGCCGCACGGACTACTCCAACCTGTTCGCCCTGGTCGGCACGACTTTCGGTGCGGGCAACGGCTCGACCACGTTCAACCTTCCTGATCTCCGGGGCCGCTCCATCATCGGCGTCGGTCAGGGTTCCGGCCTGTCCTCCCGCACGCGAGGCCAGACGGGCGGAGCCGAGGTCCATCAGCTCGGTGC